CATCACTCGACAATCCAGAAACAATACCGGACAATGCTGAAAGTCCCTCACACAAAATAAGAGTGCATTCAGATGATTTCGCAGTTCCACTATTATTCGCATCAATAAAGTTCGCAATACCACGCACATTGCGCGTTTTCGAACCGTCACTTTTCTTCGCCATTTTATTATCCTTTGCCTCGGTCAATGAACACGCTACATCCATTACCCCCATTTTAGCAACCCTATCAATAAAGCCATCTGAAACAATACAAGACGAACCAAATTTAGCAATGGGTGTGTTCATATAATCTTTGGTCTGACTATCAAAGGATGGGTTTACTACATCACAACGCAAGAATAGCATAATCTGCTCTTTAATCGCAGTAGGAGAGACCTTGATTTTTTTGCGTTTTTCAATATAATCACACAGTTTTCGGGTAATTTGACCCATAATATAATCGACGTGTTTTCCGCCCTTAAATGTGCAGATACCATTTACAAACGATACTTGAGTGAATTCTTGATTAGGTGCTAATGCGACAGCATATTCCCAACGTTCATCGGTAGTCTCATAAATACGCTTTGTCTCTCCTTTAGACCCAACATATCGGTCCACATATTGCTGGAAATTCTTAACGGGAACGAGTTCATCGTTGAAACCTACCTTTACACTTTTAATCGAATGGTCTGTAACAGCTGCGATATCACAGACACGCTTTTTAAAGAGGGCTACCATATTCGCATCGAGACCCTGAAGACCGAGACGAGCGTAATCGGGTTTAAACAATACTTTCGTATAAGGCTTTGAGGATTTAGGAACTTTTGTAATAACAGGTTCTTCGATGACGTCGAGATTTCCCCTAAATTCTTGAACGTATTTTAGACCACGTCTATGGTCGACTGTTTCGATACGTCCATAAGTAGACCAAATAAGCGCGAGTTTAAATCCAAATCCATTTTTACCACCTACAATACGCTTTTCACTCTTATCATAATTCGTAGAAGTTCGTAAATGTCCGAAAATTAGTTCGGGAATCCAAACGTCATATTCGGGATGCTTTGCGATATCAATACCATTTCCGTCATTCGACAAAATGATGGTTCCGTCCGCTTCCACATTCGCATTAATATACGAAACGAATTTTTTATCAAGAATCGGAGATTGAATCATACGCATTACATGATCACGGGCATTCACAATACCTTCATCAAATAGTTTATAAAGACCAGGGACATATTCCATATTTTTTTGAACAATTCGATTTGTCTCATCGTCATATACCCACATATCCGCCTCAACATTCTCAACAGAACCAATATACGTATCGGGATTGTCTAGAATATGCTGTTTGTCGGTTTTACGCTGATACTGTTTTGATAACTCGGCATCGGAAAAATTACTCATTTTGAATGATATTTAGATATATCGAATACTTTCTAATACAGTTCAATTTTATAACAATTTTTTTTCGTCGTATATTATATAAAAATGGATTGTGATTGTAATCAAAGTAAAAATTTAACAAATATAGATTACCCGGATGTAGCGAATAGAAGTCATTGTAATAAATGTGAAATAGAATGCGATGGACCACAAGGACCTAAAAATATGCCCATTTTTAATACAACATATGTGGGTAGGGCAACCAGACATCGTGCGAATCAGAGACTTTCTTATTACGACTGTTCAAAAAAACGGGGTGGTAAATGTGGAAATAAAAATGAATTCATTGGAACTTGTGTAGCAGGTCGTTGTGAAGTTGTTCCCAAAACATTGTCCCAGGTTCAGTATAAACATAATATCATAAAGCACGACCAAAATTATACAGGTGTTAGTAAGAAAATGGCGTATGGGCGTTATGCCCGAACCACCCCTGGACTTGAAACTTTTGCGAGTAAAAAAGTTACAAGTTTACAACCAAAAGTCACTGAAAAACTCACTTGTTTTACGGATTATTGGTGCGATTCACTATAAAATATCCATCTCCGCAGCAATTATCACACAAATCCCACGGCATCTTATCATATCCCGTGGAATTACACATAACACATTTAATACCCTTACATGTTTCACAATATTTAACATCGTATTTTAGAAATCCTGTTCCGACACATTTATCACAACGTTTTTGGACGATAGAGCTTTGAGACATTTCTTTTTTATTTGTTATTATATGAATAATATTATATAATAATGAATCCCGAGATTATATGGTTTAAAGATTGTTCATACAATAATAAGCACTTAGTTGGGGGTAAGTGTAGTTCTCTTGGAGAGTTACATAAAATTGCGAAAAGAATAGGCTTTTCAATAGGCGATGGGTTTGCGTTAACCATTTATATGTACGACACTTTTATAGAATACAATGGATTAACCGCACAAATTGAAACCGACCTAGCAAACATTAATGCTGATAATATCAAAGAACTTGAAGAAAAGTCCAAGAATTTACGTGATTTAATCGTAAATGGCGAGTTTTCGGAACATCATAAAGAAATCATCGCGGAATATTACAATAAATTATCGCAGATTTATACAGTTGATAATTTAGAAGTAGCGGTGCGTTCAAGTGCATTAGCAGAAGACTTACCAAACGCATCATTCGCAGGACAACACGATACATTTCTAAACGTTTCAGGAACAGACCATTTGTTAGAGTCGATTAAAGAGTGTTTCGCATCTCTATTTAACGGTCGTGCGGTTTCATATAGAAAAACCCATAATATTGCCCTTTCTGACGTTAAAATATCAGTCGCAATTCAAAAGATGATTCGTTCAGATATTGGTTCAGCAGGTGTAGCGTTTTCACTCGACCCAGAGACTGGGTATGATAAAGCAATCGTTATTAATTCCGCATTCGGTTTAGGTGAATTGGTCGTTTCAGGTGGTGTGAAACCAGATGAATTTATACTCGACAAACGTGTGTTGCGCGATATTGAAGCCGACCCCATTATTATTAAAAAGAAGGGTGATAAAAATACCAAAATCATATACGATACCGAAAAGGGTGGTATTAAAGAGGTAGAAACAAGTGAATACGAACGTCTAAATTACAGTATGACCAATAATCAAATGATTAGTTTAGGACGTTATCTACTTCAACTAGAGAAAAACTATTCGAAGCTATTAGGTAAACCCACAGCAGTAGATGTTGAATGGGCAATTGACGGCACAGACCATAATATGTATATTATTCAGACGCGTCCTGAAACAGTTCATAGTAATGATAGCGATATATTAAATATTCAAAATTTTGTTTTAGATACAAAGGGTGATGTTTTATTAACGGGTGTGGCGGTTGGCGATAAAATCAGTAGTGGTAAACTAAAACTTATAAAAGATATTCACGATTGCGATGATTTCAATAAGGGTGATATTTTAGTCACTGAAATGACTACACCTGATTGGGAACCCATAATGAAGATTTCGTCTGGTATTATTACGGATAAAGGAGGACGCACGTGTCATGCTGCGATTGTCGCAAGAGAATTAGGATTAAACGCAGTGGTTGGCTGTGGTAATTCCACGAAAATACTTAAAGACGTAGAAGAAGTAACATTATCTTGCGCGGAAGGAGAAACCGGATTTATCTATAACGGTATTTTGCCTTTTCATGTAGATAAATTGGCTTTAACCAAAAACCTAAAACTCCCTGTGAAAATGATGTTAAATGTCGGAAATCCCGAATGTGCGTTTGAGAATTCGTTAATTCCCAACAGTGGCGTTGGTTTAGCGCGTTTAGAATTCATTGTAAGTAATTACATCAAAATTCATCCTTTAGCATTATATCACTATCCAAATGTTCGCGAAGATGTTCGGGCTGAAATTTACAAGATTATTGGGAATTATGATAGTGGAAAATGGTATTATATAAAACGTTTAGCAAAAGGGATTGCTAAAATTGCTTCCGCTTTCTACCCGAATGATGTAATTGTGCGTTTATCTGATTTCAAATCAAACGAATATCGTAACATGATTGGCGGTGAATTATATGAACCCGATGAAGAGAACCCAATGATCGGATGGAGAGGTGCGTCTAGATATTATTCCAATGATTATAAAGATGCGTTTCAACTGGAATGTGAGGCTATCCAGTATGCGCGTGATGTGATGAAAATGGACAATATTGTGGTAATGATACCCTTTTGTAGAACACCCGAAGAATGTAAATTAGTCATTGATACGATGGCGAAACACGGTCTCGTTAGAGGTGAGAATAAACTCCGCATCTTTCTAATGTGCGAAATTCCTTCGAATGTAATCGAAGCCGACCGTTTCAGTCCCATGTTAGACGGTGTTTCAATTGGAGGGAATGATCTGCTGCAACTTACACTGGGTGTAGATCGTGATAGTGAGAAAATCAGTTACCTTTCCGATAATAAAAACATAAGTTATCGTCGTATGATAAGTCAGGCTATTAAAACCTATAAGGATAATGGTGTGAAGGTAGGGTTTTGTGGACAACAACCATCAGACAGTATTGAGTTTTGTAAATTCTTAATTGGTGAAAATATCGATTCTATTTCAGTAACCCCCGATTCTGCGTTAAAAACCATTGAAAATCTGGGAAATATATAGAGTAATTGTATAGATGGATAACGAAAATCGGTTTTCAGTATTATTATTAGAAAAGGATGTATTGGAATACAATCATTTTAAAGCGAAATATGCAGAATTTGACGCATTATCAAAAACAACGATAAGAGGGTTTTTCTATAAAAACTATTACAGGGACCAAAAGATATTTTGGTATAATAAATATATCAAAAAAATGAGTTATTTGGAAAAACGTTATCGAAAAACGAATATATATACCAAGTTTCATGAACAAATTGAGATGCCTTATCTATTAGACCAGGAACCTGTCGTTGCTACATTGGTAGAACCTTCTGCACCACCTATGAAATAAAATTAACTATATTTTCTGTGTTTGGTAATATATCCTTTTTAACTATAGAATGGAAAATAACGACTGTGAACAGATAACAAAAGTGATGCGTGAATGTGTTAGTGAAAACAATGGGTCTCACAACTGTAAAGAAATTATAGAGAAATTTGAGACATTATGTGTTAAAAATGATGATAAGGTAGAAAATGATGAAAACAAGGAGAATGAGGAGGATGAAAATTCCTCGCAATCTAAAGGTTTTGGTTCAATGCTGAAGGAATTGGTAGGAATAGGTGATGAGGGTAAGGGTGATGATGAGGATGGTAAGGGTGATGAGGGTAAGAGTGATAATGAGGGTGATGAATAAATAATTTTTGAATAAATCATAATATAAATAATGATATATTATGGTTTTAGTTGTCTTGCGCCATGGACAATCAATATGGAATAAAGCAAATAGATTCACTGGTTTTATAGATGTAGAATTATCAGAAAAGGGAAAAGAAGAGGCACGATATGCGGGCGAATATTAAAAGATATTCGTTTCGA